AGGACATGGTGGCGGAGGTGAAGGGAGACACAGTGACGGCAGTCACAGCGGGTGTGTTGACCAACAAGCTGCTACAGATTACGTCAGGCGAAATTTATAATGAAGAAAAGAAAGTCACCGAGGTCCACACAGACAAGGTGGACTATTTGCTCGACATGATAGATGAGACACCTACGCTGATATTCTACAACTACAAGCACGCACTCAATCGATTGAGGAAGGCGCTACCTGATGCGGTGGTGCTCGATCCAGATGATGAGGCGACGATCAAGGGATGGAGAGAGGGTAAGATCAGCACACTACTCTGCCACCCTAAGAGTGTAGGCATCGGATTGAACCTGCAGTGTAACGTGGGTGATACGGCGCAGATCGTGTGGTTTGATTTGCCGTGGTCAGGTGAAGACTACCTGCAGGCAAACGCCAGGGTGTTTAGACAGGGGCAAACCAAACCGGTGATCGTGCATCATTTAACGATGGCCAAGAGTATTGACGCGCAGGTGATGGACGTACTGCAGGGAAAGATTGACACACAGGAGGCGCTGATGAATGCGCTTAAATTGCAATGAGAAAATTTAACGCAACGATTCGGCGGTTGTCTGATGAAGAAGTTGATCCTATGGAGAGTGACGACCCCAGTGTAGAACCACTGGCGGCGATACACTGGGCACCGTGGGGGCCTGATACCGTTCAAGACGTCTACAATGTTATCTCCAGTAAGCTAACACCTCAGCAGCAAGAGATCGTGGAAGCGCATCTGTTGGGGTACACACACAAAGACTTAGCCGTCACTGAAAAGTATTGGCGATACCACTGGGCGCAGGCAATCAAACGCATACGAAAGGAATTAAAGCTGTGAGTAAATTTAAATACAGTGGGTTAGCAAAGGAGGCGGGGTTTGAAGAGATAGCCCCAGGCGTGTTCAGCGCAGACGCTACCAGTGTCGAGGCACTAGTGGATGAAGCGCAACGACTAACACTTTTAAATATCATCACGTCACTGGCAACGGTGCACGATGTCATCGCGGCGGGTAACAAGAAGGTGATCGACGACTCAGCAGAAAAGAATATGTTTGACTACAAGAAGTGGGGAGGCGTGCAGTGACCGAAGACGAGCTACTTAAACGTGAGCGGCAAGAAATTATTGAGGCACTCCAAGAGTTCATGGAAGAGGACGGTGACGGGCAGCACATTGGGTGGTACACCGCAGTAGAGGGGTGTATCGATATTATTCGTAAAAGGAATGAAAAATGAAAAAGAACACAGCAACCAACTTACTTGACTCACTGGGAGTCAAAAGCAAAGACCAACGTATTGCCGAGATGGCCGGTGCGGTGACGCGCTTGGTGATCAACGACGCAATCAAGGAGGCCAAACAACGAGCACAAATTCGTGACGAGACTCTGGCCAAGAACCCACCAGAAAATGGGTAATTCTGTATAGAAGGCCGCGATGAGCGGCCTATTATAAGGAAACTACCATGGCAACAGAAAAGAAAACCCGTACCAAGTACAAGTACGAGTATGATCCGGCGATCTGTGAAAAGATTATCGCGCTGGGGAAAGAGGGCGCCTCTCAGAAGATGATGTTTTCGTCAGTGGGGATATCCTCCTCGGTGGCGCAACGGTTTAAGAAAGAGCACGCAGATTTTGCTGAGGCACTGGATCAGGCGATCACTGAGGCGCAGGCCTACTGGGAGCGTTTGATTTTGGCCAACGTAGAGAACAAGGCATTCAACAGTCGTTTGGTTGAGATTGCTTTACGTGGCCAGTTCGGTGAAACGTATCGAGAAGAGCGCGGCACGAAGGTTGATCTAAACGCCAAGGTCGAGGTAGACTTTGGTTCAGCGGTTAACGACCTGATAGCGCAACTCAAAAAGTCAGTCTAAACACAACTTGTAGCCTTTGTAGAAAGGTATTATGGCACACGCAATGTTAAGCGCCTCTGGCGCTTACAGGTGGATGTCTTGTTCTCCGAGCGCGAGACTAGAGTCTGTCCTTCCTGAACCAAAACGTAAAGCTGGGTCATTCGACCACAGCCTCAATGGCACAACGGCACACAAGTTAGCGGAGGCTAAACTAAAGCGCCACTACGGCCAGATCAGTGCGGCGGAGTATCTTAAGGAAGTCAACGAGGTAAAAGAGACGCCGTTCTACGACGAGGAGTTTGAGAAGTTCGTAGACGACTACGTGCTATACGTTCGCTCTCAGATTGGCGAGAATGACACACCATACTTTGAGCAGCGAGTAGATTTCAGTGACTGGGTGCCAGAGGGGTTTGGTACGGCTGACGTGGTGATCATCAACAACACAACGATACGCGTCATAGATTTAAAATTCGGTGTGGGTAACAAGATTGACGCCGAAGAGAATCCACAGCTCCGATTGTACGCACTAGGTACGTGGAACATGTACAAGGACGCGCACCCCAATATCACGCACATTGAGTACACCATTTCGCAGCCTAGGTTGGAGCACATCAGCACGGAAAAGATGGAGCTGTTTCAGCTACTAGACTGGGCGGAGTACACCGTCAGACCAAAGGCCAAGAAGGCATGGGCCGGTTCAGGTGACTTTGTGCCAGGTGATCACTGTACGTTCTGTCGTGCGAAGTCCCAGTGTCGTGCCCGTAGTGACTTCATGCAGGCGGCTGTTGCCGATGACTTCAAACCACCGGCACTCTTGTCTGAGGAGGAGCTAGTGACCGTACTAAAGCGTGCGGGTCTGATTAAGAAGTGGATCAGTGACGTCGAGGAGCACCTACTAAAGCGTGCGGTGGACGGCGATGTACCCGCTGGTTTCACACTGGGATACACCTCAACCAAGCGCAAGATTGACGACGAGGACCGCGTTAAAATGTTGCTATTTAGACAAGGTTTTCAGGCGGAGGATATTGTTGAGCCCCCGAGATTGAAGTCGGTCGCGCAGTTGGAGAAGGTGGTTGGGAAAGAGAAACTCATAGGTTTACTTGGCGACCTGATAGTGAAACCTGAAGGTTCCGCTAAACTAGTAGAGTTTACGGCGCCCAGTGACTTCGGTGATTTCGGATAGTGAAATTTGGGTTATTATGTGTACGGGTTTAGACTGGCACCCGCATCAAGTCCAGTCGTTCAAGTCAAACAAGGAAAAAAAGATGGCAAAAGTAAACAAGAAGGTAGTAACCGGCAAGGTCCGTTTTTCTTACGCTAACGTCTTCCAGGCCGTGGCCAGTGAAGAGGGTAAGACCCCCAAGTATTCTGTGTCAATTATCATTGACAAGAGTGACAAGGAGACCATTGCCAAGCTCAACGCGGCGTTCGAGGAGGTCAAGGCAGGATCTGGACCATTCTTTGGCGGTGCGGTCCCTAAGGGCCTCAAAGGCGGCCTGCGAGATGGCGATGCAGAGAAGGATGACGAGGCGTACCAAGGTGCGTTCTTCATCAACGCCAACTCGGTTCAAAAACCTGGCGTGGTAGATGCGGATCTGAATCCCATCATCGACCCAGACGAGTTTTACAGCGGTTGTTATGGCCGTGCCAGTCTGACGTTTTATCCATACAACTCCAACGGCAGCAAGGGCATAGCCTGCGGTTTGGGTAACCTCCAGAAGTTGGAGGATGGTGAGCGTTTGGGTGGTGGTTCGTCCGCAGCAACAGACTTCGCAGTTTAAGTAGAAAGGCTGGGGGCAACCCCAGCCCCAACACGCATGAGGATTGTGTGCCTTACTAGTAGGTCAGAACGATCTTCTCAGTCCTCAGCCGTGTTGGCTACCACCAACAAACCCAATAAAACTATAAGGAGAACACCATGATTATCGAAGCACAATTGTATATTGACGGTATGGAAGTATTGGTATCGACTGACGACCCTGTTAAGTTGCTACACGTAATTGGTTTGTTGGAAGAGATCGAAGAGATCGAAGAGTTAGAGAACGATTTTGACGACGAAGAAGAGTACGATGATGAAGAAGACGACGACATCGAGTACGACGAAGACGGTGTAGCATACTGGTACGATGAAGATGAGGACGTCTACTACTACTACGATGAAGAAGATGATGAGTGGTACGAAGTAGATGAAGACGAAGACGAAGATGAAGAGGACTACGAGTGATTAAATTAGAGTTTAGCCTTGAAGAATTGAACCACATTCTTTCATTGCTTGGTCAACTACCTTTTGCGCAGTCCAACAATGTGATTTCACAAATTGTTGTACAAGCAGAGCCACAAGCTCTAGCATTAGCAGGAGAGGTAGAAAAAGAAGTAGAAGAGCAGTAACAGTAATAAATGTAGTAAACTGGAGGCCCATGGCGACATGGGCCTTTTTTTTAACCCCTAAAATTTATAAAAATGAACCAATACCAATCATACATACACAAAAGCCGCTATGCAAAATTCCTTCCTGCACAAAATCGCAGAGAAGACTGGGACGAAACAGTCCGTCGATATGTTGATTATATTTTCAGCAAAACAGAATTGAATGATCCGGCACTGAAGGCGGATATCAATCAAGCTATTTTAAAACAAGAGATCATGCCCTCGATGCGCGCGATGATGACCGCAGGCAAGGCAGCAGATCGCGACAACACATGCATTTACAACTGTTCGTATCTGCCAGTTGATGACGTCAAGTCATTCGACGAGGCGATGTTTATTTTATTGTGCGGCACTGGTGTTGGCTTCTCTGTTGAGTCCAAGTACACCAACAAGCTGCCAGAGGTGCCTGAGAAGCTGTTTAACTCTGAGCACATTATCTCGGTGCATGACAGCAAAGAGGGTTGGGCTAAGTCCTACCGCCTACTATTAGCTAACCTGTACGCCGGTGAGATCCCGAAATGGGACGTGAGCAAGGTGCGCCCTGCAGGCACACCATTAAAGACGTTCGGTGGACGTGCGTCGGGCCCTGAGCCATTGGAAGACCTGTTCCACTTCACCATTCGCACGTTCCAAGGTGCGCGTGGTCGTAAGTTAAACACCTTGGAGTGTCATGACCTGATGTGCAAGATCGGTGAGGTGGTGGTTGTGGGTGGCGTGCGTCGTTCGGCCATGATCAGTCTGTCCGACTTGAACGACGAGCGCATCCGTCACGCTAAGTCAGGCAACTGGTGGGAAACTAGCGGCCACCGTGCACTGGCAAACAACAGCGCGGTGTACGAGACCAAGCCAACGGTCGGCACCTTCATGGAGGAGTGGACGTCGCTATACAACAGCCACTCAGGTGAGCGTGGTATCTTCAACCGTGAGGCGGCGCAGAAGGTCGTGGCCAAGTATGGCAAGCGTGATGCAGACCACGAGTTCGGCACCAACCCATGCTCAGAGATCATCCTGCGCCCGTACCAGTTCTGTAACCTGACCGAGGTCATGGTGCGTGCTGACGACACACTGGAGACCCTAAAGCGTAAGGTGCACCTTGCATCCATTTTAGGCACCCTACAAGCGACGTTCACGCACTTCCCATACCTGCGCAAGATCTGGCAGCGAAACACCGAGGAAGAGCGTTTACTGGGCGTCTCATTGACTGGTATCTATGACAACGAGACCATGGGTAGCGTGACTCACGCTGAACAGTGGTTGTCGGTCTTGCGTGTGGTGGCTGATGAGACGAACAAAGAGTTTGCTGAAAAATTAGGCATCCCTTACTCAACGGCTATCACTGCAGTTAAGCCAAGTGGCACCGTCAGCCAGTTGACAGACACAGCGAGTGGTATCCACCCACGTCATGCGCCGCACTACATTCGACGTGTGCGTGGTGACAATAAGGACCCACTGACGCAGTTCTTGATCAGCCAGGGTATACCTGCAGAGCCGTGCGTCATGAAGCCCAACACCACGACGGTGTTTAGCTTCCCACAAGCGGCACCAGCAGGTGCTATCACGCGCGATGAGGTGAACGCGATTGAGCACTTGGAGTTGTGGTTGCAGTATCAACGCCACTGGTGTGAACACAAGCCGTCTGTTACCATATCGGTGTCAGAGAGCGAGTGGCCAGAGGTGGGTGCGTTTGTATGGAAGCACTTTGATGAGATGTCTGGTGTGTCGTTCTTGCCGTATGATGGTGGTACGTATCGTCAAGCACCATACGAGACCTGCACCAAGGAAGAGTATGAAACGCTGTTGGCTAAGATGCCTACCATTCAGTGGCAGGAGTTTAAAGAGACAACAGACAACGTAGAGGGCGCGCAGTTGTTGGCGTGTGTAGCGGGTGTTTGCGATATTTAAAGGAGTTTTATGGAATACCTTAAAAAAACTGGTAAGTTTTTGGGTAATTTATTAGTAGGTGCATGGGCAATACTGGTCTACATTGGTTTTAGTATTGTCATGCTAGGGTTGTTGCTTCGATTGATTCATTATGCGTTGGCGGGGTATTCGTTATGGATATAATTAATCACCCCGACCACTATACAGCTGGTGGTAGTTTACAGTTTTTCATGGTGTGACCCAGTAGGGTCATTTAGCAGGGGGGTTCGCCTCCCTGCCTTTTTTTTTTCTCACAGATACGTCTGTCCGCCTTAGGAGCGATTCATGTCTACAATACTTTCCATCGACTTTGAAACACGTAGCCGTATTGATCTAAAAGATCGCGGCCTTGATGTCTACGCACGAGACCACTCCACAGAAATAATTTGTATCGCAGCAGGCTTCGATTCTGGGCATGTCGGCGTCTGGGCGCCCAAAAACGTCCCAAATTGGGTATTAGATCATGCGGAAAATAAAGGCGTAATCTCCGCATGGAATGCGGCGTTTGAGTATCACATATGGAATCACGTAGGCAGCTGCCTTGGTTGGCCCCAGTTGAGGCTGCCCCAGTTGGTTGACTCGATGGCCATAGCCGCAGCCAACAACCTACCACAAGACCTGGATACGGCAGGCGAAGTCACTGGATCAGAGTTCCAGAAAGACAAACGCGGCAAGAAGCTAATCCAGTTACTCTCTAAGCCCAAGCGTGACGGCACATTCAACGAGGATCCAGAGCTATTGGCTGAGATGTTTGACTACTGCAAGCGTGACGTGCAGACAGAGATATCTATTGTGCAGGGACTGCGTAAATTAACTCAGCATGAACAAGCGGTATGGGTATTGACTCAGGTGATCAACCAGCGAGGTGTGCCAGTGGACCCCCGTGAGCTTGATAACATTTGCCGTATCGTTGACTTGGAGCTAAACCACATCAACGAGCACATTAAGCAGATCACCGGCGGCATCGAGGTCACCAAGCGCGACCAGCTGCTAAAGTGGTTTCAGGCCAACGGGCTAGAGCTGCCTAATATGCAGGCAGAGACCATCGAGAAGGAGGCAAAGAAGACGCACGCCAACAAGGACATCGACACCGTGCTGAAACTGCGTTCAGAAGGCGCTAAAACGTCCGTGACGAAGTTTACGAAGATGGCCGAGGTGCAGGTAGGGGGACGCATTAGAAACGGTCTGGTGTACCATGGAGCCTCTACAGGGCGATGGGCCAGTCGAGGGATCAACCTGCAGAACATCGCGCGCCCTGCTATCTGGATGAAGGACGAAGACATAGCCGACACCGTTGAGCTAGGACTGGTTCAGGGCGACTACGTGTCGCTAAAAGAGCGTTTCGGTAACAGGACGATGGACGTGTGTTCTTCCGTGGTACGTAACGCGATCAAGGCACCCGAGGGGTTTACCTTCGTGGACGCCGATCTGTCCTCGATTGAGAACCGTGTGGCGTCGTGGATAGCGGGTCAAAACGACAAGGTGGAGCTGTTTAGGAAGGGACTGGATGAGTACAAGACCTTCGCAGCAACCAGCCTCTACAAGATCCCATACGAGGAGGTGACCAAGGACATGCGTCAGGTCAGCAAGTCCGCCGTACTGGGCTGCATGTTTGGCCAAGGCGCTAAGGGCCTTGTTGATTACGCCGATGGTATGGGGGTTGTCTTGTCACCGGCGCAGGCCGAGGAGGCCGTTAACGCGTACCGTATGTCGTACGCCAAGGTGAAGAATTGTTGGTACCAGATGGGTCAGGCTGCAATCGATGCAATTGGAAGCCCAGGTCAGTCGTTTCGTGCGGGTAAGGTCATGCTGAAGGTGACGAACGACGCGCTGTGGATGCAGCTACCTAGCGGTCGTCTAATCTGTTGGCAGCGTCCTGAGGTCGTGCAGGAGTACACCCCATGGGGTAAGCTCGCCGATGTCGTTTACGTCGTCAGTCAGAACACGTTCACCCGTAAATGGGGGCGGAACAAACTGATTGGGTCGAGCATTTTCCAGAGTGCCGTCCAAGGAACCGCGAGGGACTTTCTTGCCGAACCCGCGTTGAGGCTTGAGGGTCAGGGTGTGTCGATAATTAATCTTGTGCATGATGAGATTCTGGCGTTAAGCAGAGTTGAACTTGCCAAGGAGGTTGAGAGCCTCTTGATGCAGTTCTTAACCACACCACCCGACTGGGCTCCTGACTTTCCGCTTGCCGCTGAGTCATGGATTGATACAAGGTACCGCAAATAAAAAAGCGTGGGGGAGGCGGCTTCTGTGTCCGTTTCCTCCCCGCACTAAATTACCTCTGGTCTTCGTACTGACTTAGACCGCCGAGGCCGACTGCTGCGCCCCCGTAAAGCGGGGATCTTGCGTGTATAATGCTGTCGCGTAATACTTCTTCTGGTGTCTTACCAGTCACCCGTGCGGTACGCTCAATGGCCTCATTGATGTGCTGAATCATAGGCTTGCCGCCTTCTCCTTTTGTCCCTGCCCAAGCGACCTCTTGGAAGTTAATTGGGTCTACACCCTCCATGGCAGCGGCCTTGTTTGATACCCCTTCAACTATGCCATACGAGTCACCTGGGGGTGCCTTATGTTTTCGTGTAGGATCCACAACCCCCATCATTTGCTCGTCCATAGTTTGGCGGTCTTTGTGTCCCATAAAGTTACTGGAAAAGTTAAAACGCTTTGGTTGTGATGCCGCGTCTATGCCTATTCCTTTGTTAATTATTTTGTCGTACTGGTCTAGGTTACCCATAATAAACCTACCACCAACAGGGTGAGGAAGCTCATGTGCGGCACCGCCCATAGGCAAACTCGCTTGTCTCATGTAGTTGGCATAGTATGCTGACAGTAAGTTAGCCGTTGGATCTGCGCCACTAGTCGTTGCAGCCATCGGTTCAGCAAAACGCTTACGGAACATTTCACGACCCAAGTCAGGACCAAGCTCCTTAATAAACTCATTTTCTAATTGTCCCATCGCATAAAATTGATGCGCTAGTGGATCGCCTT